CTACCAAATACCATATCAGCTATACCGTTATTACATCTAGCATTAGTTGGACTAGAAGTATCTAATTCTATAAGTCTACCAAAATAATTATTATCAGCCCCCCAAGAAACCCAATCTCTATTGTGAACCTCTTTTACTTCTGGTGCTTCGTAAGATGATAAATTAAGTATTCTTACGTTTTGTTGCTTCTTATTATCTTCCATTATATAATATATGTGTTATCATTTACTTCTCCTGTAGGTTGAATATATCTAGGCTTAGATACTTCGTGCTTTACAGTATAATCTCCTTGCGATGTAGAGTATATTTTATCTCTATATGCTAAACTACCACTCTCTGTTATCTCCATAAAGTAAGTAGAACCTTCTTCTAATATCTCACTAGCAAAAGTAAAGTCTATAAAGTTACCATTTTCTATAGCTTTAATATCAGTAATAGTTTCTGACTTACCATCTCCATCTCTTCTTATGCTTATAGAAAGACCATTAATATCGCTAATAGCATCTAATACACAAGATAAAGCCTCTAGAGTACCATCACTAGACTCTACTCTTTCTTCATAAGACTCTTCATCGATATAATCTGTATATCTAGGTGCTACCGATATAGTTTGTTCTGATGTAATTGGTAATAATATTATCATACTAAGATAACTATTTTTAATTATTTTGTTTTATAATAAAAAAAAGCCTCACATAATGCAAGGCTTTTAATTAATTGATTGATTGGTTATTAAGAACCAAGTGTAACTGATACACCAGCAGAAGCTAAGTCTCCGTCTTTTATGAAGTTAGCAGGAGCTTTTTCCATTCCTGAGAATGTTAAAGTATATCCACTCATATCTCCCATAGCAGCTCCAGAAACGATAGTACCACCAGATACATCTAATCCGTGCTCTAAACCTGCAACAAATACGTTTCCGTTATTGTCTTCGATTAATACGTGAGGACTACCGTAAGCTAATAACTTAACCGTCTTGTGGTCTTCTTTAGTTAATTTTGTCAATTGAAGCTCTAAAACTTGCTCAAAAGTAGTAGTTCCATTCTCTCTTGAAGAGGTAATGTTTTCTGTATATGTAGAACCACCTTTGATATCAAATTTATAAGCAGTAGGAGTACCTAAGTCATCAATAACGTCAGTATCAGTAACGTCATAACCAGCAGTTATTCCTCCTTTGTTAATGAAATAAACAGCGTTTAATCCACCAACTGAATCTTTACAAGGCTCTAAACGTCCTCTTGAAATATCACAACTCATTATATTTATATTTTTAAAAGTTAATAAAAAAGGGCAGGTAGAAACCCACCCTCTTTAGTTTATTTATACTAATCTTAGTTAGCAGAGTTAACGATTCCGTAAGTTACGATATCTTCAACGATTCCATACTGAACACCAGCAGTAAACCTCATTATGATTCTTACGTTTTGAGAACCATCTAAGTCAGCCATATCTAAAATCTTAACTTCGTTCTGGTCAGACATTAAACCTGTACCGAAATGTAAGTTATCTTTAGTAGTAGCAATCATAGTATCAGAAGCAAGTCCGTTAGCCATAAAGATTTTTACACCATCAAAGCTCTCGATAGTAATATTCTGATTGTTTCCTTTATCTTGGAAACCAGCAGCTCCTTGACCTCCAGATTGGAAACCACCTAAAGCTCTCTTGTAAGCTCTAAATACGTTTTGAGCAACATAAATCATTAAGTCATCTCTTCCGTATAAAGCAGCAGGAATAGCATCTACAACTTTTCCTAATTCATCTACAACGTTAGAAGCATCTACAGAAGTACCAGCAACTTCGTTTGCAGCAGGTAAATCAGCATCAGCAGCTAATAAAGTAGAAAAACCATCATACTCACCAGCAGTAGCGTTAGCTCCTCTCCATACATTGATTTCTTGTTTCTGTGCTACTTTAGCAGCAACGTGACCGATTAAATAGTCTTGGAAAGAAGAAGGTAAGTTATCGAAAGCAGAATATCCCATAGAGATAGCATCCCAGTCAGAACGGAAATCTTTCTTACATAATTCTAAGTTTACTTGAAATTCTTCTGGTTGAAGGATTCTTTCAGTAAGTGTTAATGTAGAAGTGTCAGCGAAATCACAAGTACCATCTTTTACGATACCGTCTAATTCTAATCTTTTTACAACTTCTTTAAATTTAACGTTTGGTCTAATAGTTAAACCTCCGTTAGCGATTGTGTTACCAGCTAATAAAGCTGCCGAGATGTATTTCCCAGCACTTTCTCCAGCATAGGTAGTAGTAATACTTGTACTTGTTGCCATAATTTTAGCGAATTTTAAATTTAATTTAATTAATTATTAATCATTGACCACACTCGTTCGGCAGCAGTCATTCCTTTATTGTTAAAATTTTTCTGTCTAGTCTCAGTTACACTCTCAGGAGAATGAACTACTTCTTCTTCTACTTCTTCAGAAAGCTCTACAGCTTCTTTTTCTTCAGCAGATAATTTAGCAGGTACATCAGCCTCAGCGTAATCAGATTTGTCTTCCATCATTGCTTTAATCATAGATAACAATTCTTGTTTAACTTGAGATAGTTCCTCTTGTGTTGCAAAGTTCATTTGAACTGGTGCTTCTACTGCAGGTGCAGCTTCTTTCTTAGGCTCTTCTTTTTCTTCGGCTAATTCAACTGTTTCTTCAATTACCTCTTCTTTAGTTTCTTCTGTAGATAACTCTACTTCTTCAACTTTTTCTTCGATAACTTCTTCAACAACCTCTTCTGTAGATAAGACAACCTCTTCTGTAGCTTCAACTTCTTTAGTAACTTCCTCCTTAGAGAGACCTACTAATTCTTTGATGCTTGTAAGAATTTCTTTACTGTTCATAATTGATTGATTTTAATATATTAATATAACTATTTTTATTTTAACTGTTTTATTTTCAAGCATATAACACTAATAACCAGAGAGTTAAGTTAATAACCCTCTGGCTTATAGTTTGTTATGGTGTGTCTGTCACTAAGTCGGTGTTACTAAAATTATAACCTGTCAAGTCTGCACTACCTTCTATGTCTGAAACAGTTGTTACGCTAGTCTCTATCTCATAGTAATGGTCAGGTGCTGAAGCCAAAAGACTTAAATCTTGTGTTGCACCACTATTGTATATAGTTGCTAAATTAGCAGTCTCATCAGAACCCCAAATAGCTACTTGGTTTATAATACCACCATAATAGTTATTGTGAACATTACTTGCTCTACCGATACGATATATATTGTCACTTGGATTAGCTCCACTTATAACTCCATCATAACCACTACCACTAGCAACTCCTATGTTAGATTTAAGTACACCATCAACGTAGATATCAAATCTACTATAATAATCACTTGAATCAGCAGGTACACTTCCTGTAGTACCACCATCAAATGTAATCATTACGTGCTGCCAAGTATTAGCTACAAATGAATTAGCTGCTACTAATATAATGTTATTGTAAACAGTACCATAGTTCAATACTAAAGTAGTTCCACCACTTTGTTTCAATGTAATTGCTCCACCATTATAATCATCTCCTGCTCCATAAACCATTAAGGTTTGATTAGAAGTTCCTGAATTAGGTTTAACCCACATACTAATAGTCCAAGCGTTACCATCTCCATTGCTAGCTCTTTCAAGTGCAGTTATATTAACAGGATTACCTTGTAACCAATTACTAGTACCATTAAAACTTAAAGACTTAGAGTTAGTATAAGATGCTTGCGCAACAGTTACCGTTACCGTGAAATCTACGTGACCTCCAATAGCATTTCCTGCTTTACAATTAACCACTATAGTATCTGCACTTGTACCTAAGTATGCAGGAGCAGTACCTGATAACACCCCACTTGATTGATTCATAGACATCCAAGAAGGAGCGTCTACCTCAACGAATTGATTTACTATATTGTCGGAGCTTATAATTTGAAAATTCATTACATCACCCTCTGTTGCAGATACAACTTGGTCAGCTACTGTAGGTACGAAATTAACATCAGGTTGTGAACCTCCGTCAATAGATTGCTTAGATATTACTGGAATAGAATAATAAGCTCTGTTAGCTCTCACTCCAAAGAATAAATGTACCGAACTTCCTATTGCAGGGTCTGCCTTAGCTGTTGCTACTTTCTCATTGTTATCTTCACTATAGATAGTTAATTTACCATCATCGTTGAATCTCATAGAGAACATACCTTGAATTGTACTAGCTCCACCTTTTCTATATCCTACTACGCCAGCACCATTATCAAAATAGTATGTAGAATTAGTATTTACATTCCAATCTGAAGTGCCACCAAACTCAAAACTTAAAGCCTCATTGGTTTCATACTTAAACTCATTATCTAGTTGCTCTTCTGCTGTAACCACTCCACTAGATGCTGCCGTGTAGTTAGTACCGAAGAAGTCACCTTGTCCAACCTCATCTAACATAAACATTAGCTTCTCTCCTTTTTCAATAGAGATAGCACTCTTTAGTACTGTATGGTCTAAGATACCATTAATGATACCTGCTTCAGTGTTAGCGAAATCGTGAACTATATCCCAAATATAATCTACATTGTTTATAATCCCATTAGGCAATACTCCGTTAGCCCAAGTGTACATCTGCATATTGAAAGAAGTAACAGCTAAAGGTATAGTAGTCTTAGCTACTGCAACCTCGTTAGTACCGCTATAATCAATTAATGTTAAGTGACCATCGTTATCAAATCTAATACCCATTGCGTCTCCATTAGACACTACGTATTTAGAGCCTGAGTTAGTAGTTAGTAACGTACTATTTGAGCCATTAGTAGTGAATCCACCTGCATATTCAAATGCAGTACCCCAATTAGAGACTGTA